GAGTAAACGCGCGGCCGGCATCACGATGGACGAAGTGGGGCAGACCCGCCAGGCGTTTCGCTCAACGAAGCCGCTGGAGATGCCGTGCTGCAAGCGCGCGATGTCGTATGTCTCCTACTTCGTGTCGACCTCCAAGAAGCTCGCCCGCACATGATCTACGACGACCTCACCAACCGGGTTACGGCGGACTACGAGGCGCTGCTCTTTGCGCTTCGCGGTCTCTACCTGGCACAAGTCGCACCGGGTGCGGCCGTCACCCCCGCGAGCATCAGCAACCTCACGCGCGAGGCGCACCGACTTGCAAACGCGTTCGTGCAGCGTGCCGAGCACGACATGCTCAGCTACGCGAGCGAAGTCGGTTCGGACGCGTCCCGGGTCGGTTACGCGCTCGACGCGCTCAAGGTCACGCTCGCGCAGAACATCAAGACGCTCACCCGTCAGATCGCAGCAGGGCAGACCGGCATCGCATCAATGCTCAAGGGCGCCTCGGGCGGCATGGGCCAGCTCGTGCAGCAGAAGGTCGGCGGCATCGACTTCAAGGCGAGCGACTCGCTCGGGCGGCGCTTTAACGCCGAGACGCTCGTGAAAACCCTGATCCGCCAGTTCGCCGTGCAGTCGGCGGTTGACGTGGTGGTGCAGGAAGCCGAGCGCCTGGGCTCGCCCTGGATCTTCGTGAAGACGCCCGATGGGCTCGTGCGCAAGGTCAAGGTCCGCGAATTCGAGGCCGAGCGCGCCCGCATCTTTCATCCCAACACCCACGCGGAGGCGTTCGTCGTTCATGTTTAATCCGACCCTTCCCATCACGATCGAAGTGGCCTCGGGCGAGACCGATGTATTCGGGCAGCCGACGGCGGCGCGCGTGGTGCAGGAGCGCTGCAGCGTGGTCTCGCTTACGCGCCGCTCGGCGAAGACCTCGATTCGCGCCGACTCGTCGGCCACCCGCGGCAACGCGACCGAAATCGAAGCCGACGGCACGCTGTTGCTGTCACCCACGACCGCCGCCGGCATCGACGACGTGGCAACGGTCGCCGGCCAGCGCGTGCGCCTGGTTGCCATCACGCAGCAGTTTGACCTCAACGGGCGCCTGGATCACCACGAGGTGATGGTCGTCCACTGGAGCGAGCAATGAACATCCTTCCGCTCACGCAGCGCCTTGAAGACCAGGGCGTGGGCGTGCAGGGCAAGACGATCTTCGCCTACATGATGCCCGCGGCCGCGACCTCGGCGGTGATGGTGCGAAACGAGCTCGCCGGCACGCGCATCAACCACCAACTGCCGGGCTACTTCAAGGCGCGCATCCAGGTGATCGCACGCGGGCCGAACTACCAGGCGGCTGAAAAGCTCATGAAGCAGGCGGTCGACGCCCTGACGCTCCCCGCCGGGACCGTGCTCGACACCATGACCTTCAACTTCTGCCGGCCGGAGACACTGCCGGTCGCGTTCCCGCTCTCGACGGGCAACCTGATCGAATTCAACGCCTATTTCGAAGTCTGCTTCGTGGAGGAAAGCTGATGCCGGTCGAAGTCATTGGTCTGGAAAACCTGTCGCTGCTGATCGAGCAGGTGGGTGAGCGGGCGGTGAAGGGCGCGATCGTCGCGATGCGAGCGGAAGCCGAGAAGGTGGCTGAGAAGGCGCGCGAGTATGCGCCGCTCGATCACGGCAATCTGGAAAAGGCGATCAAGGTGCGTGACACCGGAGGCGGGCGCACCGCCGGCGGCCAGTTCGCGCGAAAGAGCGTCGAGATCTATGTCGATGGCGAGATGCCGGTGCCGGAGCGCCCCGGCAAGACCGTCGCTGACTACGCCTACGAAGTGCACGAACACATGGAGCCTGCAGGTGGCCCCATGAAGCGCGGCCCGCTATCCGAGCAGAAGGACGGCGGTCGCAACGTCGTCGGGGGCGGCTATCTCACGCGCGCCTCCAACGACACAGAGAAGGAGCTCCTGGCGGCCGTAGCAGCCGCTGTGCGGGTCGCAATCGCGTGACTCCGGGGTTCTCCTGTGGTATATTCGGCGACAGTCAGAACTGACTGTTAAAACCTCTTTGCAAAGGAGTTTGAATGGCAAGCGATACAAAGAACGTGAAGTTGGGCGTCTGCACCGTCTTTTTCGACGGCGTGGACCTCGGCTACACCCAGGGCGGCGTGCAAGTGACGGTGAAGACCGACACCCACAAAGTGAACATCGACCAGTTCGGCAAGACGACCGTCAACGAACTGATCATGTCGCGTGACGTGTCGGCGAAGGTGCCGCTCGCTGAAACGACGATCGAAAACCTGGTGCAGATCATGCCGGGCGCAACGCTCGTCGGCACGGGTGCGAACCAGAGCGTCGAAGTGGACTCGGGCATCGGCATCGACTTGCTGTCGATCGCGAAGGAGCTGCGTCTGCACCCGATCGCGAAGGCGCCCACCGACTACTCGGAAGACTTCGTGATCCCGCTGGCAGCAACGGCAGGCGCGTTGGACTTCGCCTACGAAGTCGAGAAGGAACGCATCTTCTCGGTGGACTTCACGGGCTACCCCGATCCGGTCACCAAGAAGCTGTTCAAGGTCGGCGCCGCCCCGGTCGCGCCGTAAACGCATAAACAGTCAATTCTGACTGTTGCACGAAACCAAGCCCCGCTCTCAGTAGCGGGGCTGTCTACAGGAGCACTGCAATGACCAAGATTCTGAATCTGGACGCCATCGGCGAACAGGAACAACGCGAACTGGTTCTCGGCGGGAAGACCTACAAGGTTCCCGCGATGACCGTCGCCAACTTCATCGAAAGCTCGCGCATCGCCCAGAAGCTCGTCGCGAAGAAGGACGCCACCGTCGCCGATCACGTCGAGGCAGCCGTCGACATGATCTGCCGCTCGATCAAGGGCGCACCGAAGGAGCTCCTGATGGGCTGCTCGGTCGAGACGCTCAACCGCGTCACGGCCTTCATCAAGGGCGAGGACGACGAGAAGGTCGAACAGGCAATTGAACAGCAACAAGCGGCGCAAGTCGCGGAGCAACCCTCGGGAAACTGAGCAAGCCGGCACTGGAGGAGCTCGACTTCGGGTTCCTCTTTTGCCGGGTCGCGCACTTCTACGGATACGACGACGACAAGCTCCTTGGCATGACGATGCGGCGCTTCTGGTTATTCCACGAATGCGTCGATCGGATCTCCGCCCAGAAAGACATGCGCGCCCTCACGGTCTCGTCTGTCGCACAAAGCGGGGAAGCGGCTTCTGACTACCGACAGCGCCTCATTGTCGAAGTCGGCCACATTGCCAAGATGAGTTCGGCCGCAGCCGTCCAGGAAAGCGCTCAGCGAGACGAGGAGGGCTTCGCAGCACTGGGATTGATGGCTACACAAACGATAGGGTCGAGGGTTTAAATGGCAATTGGTGGCGAGATCAAGGTTGTCCTGACACTGGACGACAATGGCTTCACTCTGAAGACCAAGCAGGCAAAGAGCACGTCTGACGCTCTGGACCAGGGGCTTCAGGATCTCGCCAAGTCCGCGAAAGGGGTGGAGACGCCCCTCGCGAACGCCGCGAAGACGATGGAGAGCATCGCCGGGAAGCTCGGCGAGTTCGCCTCGGGCTTTAAGGCCGCCGACGCCTCGATCAGTCCGGTTCAGAAGTCGGTCGCAGCCGTGGCAAGCTCGATGTCGTCGCTCGCCGGCGGCCTGAAGGAAGCCTCCGACATTGCCGCGAAGGCGGGCAAGAACATCGCCTCGGTGGGCGAAGCGGCAGCTCCGGTCGCCAAGAGCGTCGATCAGGCGGCAGCCGCGGCCGGCACGCTTGCACAAAATTTCGACAAGTCGATCCCGGCGCTCCTGCGCGCGCGTGAAGGCTTGCAGCAGGCCGGACAGGCGGCCGCAACCTCCGCCGGTCAGGTCAACAGCGCCAACAACTCGGTCGCCGCATCCTCACAGCGGGCAGCCGCAGCACTTCTCACGGCACCGAACGCCGCCATGCGCGCGGCACTCGCCAACCAGCAACTCGCGGGCGCCTCGAACAAGGCCGCCCAAGGCACGACCGCTGCGGGCAACGCGAGCGCAAAAGCCAACACCTCGAACACCGCACTCGCGAACGCCATCACCAAGCTCGAAGCCGGCATCTCGAAGCTGGCGGGCACCGTGGTGCAGCTCGTGCGCGCGAACAACAACCTCGCCGCCTCGACCGACAAGAATACGACGGCGACCAACTCGCTCACGAGCGCGACCACTGCCAACACCACCGCCACCAACTCCCAGAGCAGCGCGATCCGCGCGGCCGGTAACGGCATGGGGAACGTGCGCGGGCAAGCGGATGCGCTTACCGGGTCGCTCCGTGCGATGGCCGGCGTCTGGGCGGGCATGAAGATCGAAGCGGGGCTCAAGGCGAGCGTCAACGACGCGGCCGAGATGCAGCGCCTGCAGGTGGCCGAAGGATCGTTTAACTTCGGTGCAGGTCAGGACAAAGCCTTCTTCGACAAGGCCTTCGATCTGTCGAACACCAACAAATTCCTCTCGCAGCTTGACGCTGTGAAGGCGCGCCTGGCTGCGATCGGCTCGGTTGGTAGCAACAACCAGATGATCATCGATGCCACGCTCGACACAGCGGTCAAGGCGGCGAACAACCTCGCCACGCTCGGCTACGCGCACGGCGACACGCAAAACACGATCCGCAACCTCTACGGCGTGGTGGAAACACGTCAGCAGGTCTATGACCCGCAGGGTGCCAAGCGCACGATGGAGCTGATGCAGAAGATCAGCACCGCGACCGGTGGCAAGGTCACGATGCAGGACGCGGAAAACGTGCTGCGGATGATGAGTTCGGGCGCGGCACGCCTGACCGACGACGGCCTCATCAACCTGATGTCGATCGTCGACCAGAGCAAGACGATGGGCGGCGGCATGGGCGGGTCCGGTGCCGGGGTCTCGCGCGTGGGCACGTCGTTCAAGATGTTCCAGCAGTATGCGCAGGGCAAGCAACTGACTGACCAGGCGACGCAGATTTTCCTGGATTCGGGGCTGCTCAACACCGGCGCGATCGACCCCAATGCCGACCCGCGCCTCGTCAAGCGCCAGGCGAAGCACGCGGGCCTGATCGATACCGATCTGGCGATGGGCGACCCGGTGGGTTGGCTGCAGAAGCACTACGACCAACTGCTCTCCTTCACCCAGAAGAAGCAGAACCGGGCGAAGTATTACGAAGGCGCCGACATCAACGACGAGCACGCGCAACTGCTCGCCTTCTCGAAACTGCTCGCCGCCCTCGGCATCCAGACGACCGCCGCCGGCGCAATGGCTCAGGCCGCTGACCCGCACTCGGCGCAGCGTATCAATGAGCAGCGCGAGACCGTCAACAACTCGAAGGGCGTCAATCAGGTCAACGACGAGCTCCAGAAGACCTACGACGGCTCGCTGCAGCAGGTGAAGGCATCGCTCTCGGACATTGGCGTGCTGGTGGGCTCCTCGGTGCTGCCGGCGCTCGCGAGCGTGCTGCAATATGTGCGCGACATTCTCATTGCCTTCAAGCAGTGGGGCACGGACAACCCGGTCGGGCTGCAACTGACCACCATCGCAACCGCCGCAACCGGTGCGGTGCTTGCGCTGCGTGGCTTCCTGAGTCTCACCGGCACGGTCGGTGGCATCCTGAAGGCGGTCAGCGCGAGCTTCGGTCTGGTCGGCACCCAGGCAGGAGCAGCAGCGGCCGCTACCGCTACGGCCGCCACCACCGCAAGCGCTGGCATGACGGCGTGGCTTGCGAGCATCGGCGCGTTTGTCGCGACGGCCGGGCGCCTCTTCATGCGCGCAATCCCGTATGTGGGGTGGCTGCTGGTCGCCTGGGATCTGACGCAATTGATTGGCGGGCTCGAAGTGGGCGGCCACAAGGTCTCCGACTGGTTCACGCACTGGTTCGACAGCCTCGTCATCAAGAGCACGGAGTTCTGGAAAAAGCTGAAGGGCGTTTTCGCGGACATCAAGTCGTGGAAGCTCTTTGACGACGACAAGCCGGCCGATCCTAACGCACCGGCGCCGACGAAGTTTGTCTCGCGCCAGGCGACGGGCGCTCACGGCTACGAGAACGGCGGCCCGAACCAGCGCGCAGCACAACAAGCTACCGTCTCGGCAAAGGCTGAGGCGGATCGCATCGAGCGCGAGCGCCTTTTTAACGGCGGCTACACGGTCAAGGGCAATGCGGATCAGGTGGGTCCGCAACGTCCGGCCGCGCCCGGGAAGAAGCACGGCGGCATCGACCTGGAAGACGCCAATCCGGCGATCACCAACGCGATCACGACCGGCGGCCACCAGAAACGCGAGTTCGAAGACCCCTTCACGAAGTTCATGGAGCAGTTGAAGGCGAAGGGCGACGTGCTCGGCTCGGACCTGGGCGCCTTGCTCTCGCGCCAGCCGAAGGGTATGGACGCCCTGCGCGCCGACGCGCTGACCGAATTCACCGCGAAGTGGAAGGGCGGCGACTTCGACAAGGCGCACGACCCGCGCAATCGTCAGTGGAAAAACGCCGACGGCTCGCTCAACACCGGCAACGCGCAGGTGAAGGATGCGGTCGAGCAGCTCGCCAAGAACAAGGAGCTCGAGGAGCAGAAGAAGGCCCTCGTCTTCGTGAACGAGCGCCTCGCCTCGACCGAGAACGACCTGCAAGCGGCGCAAGAGAACGCGAGCGAAAACGGCGCGGCCAAGCAGACTCGCGAGATGCGAGCGCTTGAGCGCGAACTTGCGCGCGCCGAAGAACGGCTCGGCAAGGGCACCAAGGGCTGGGAAGAGTGGACCAAGCGCAAGAACGAAGCGCTCGCAAACCGCGCCGGCGCCGACCTCCTGAACTTCGCCTCCAGCTTCAAGGAGAGCGACGACAAGACCATGATGGGTCTGCTGCCATATACCAGCCAGCGC